GACATTCGCGCGGTCCTCCGGCGCCAGCCTACACCTCGGATCTGAGCTGCTGGGCGCCATCACGAATGCTGATCGCGGTCGATGGGCCGAGAAGGATTCGAACCTTCATCTGACGGATTATGAGTGCGATCCTCCGTGGAGGGCTTAGCTCTGCCACGGGGGATCAGTGCTCCTCAGTTCCCGCCGGGAGGGGTCCGCAGGGGGTGGTTCGGTGCACGCTCGGTGCACGCGCTCAGTTGCGCTCGGCGACGCCCGGGCGCAGCCGAGCCCTAAGCGCCCGCCAGCGCGCGGGCCGCCGCCACCATCACGGCTACGTCGTCAGCCAGCTCCGCCACACGTCGCTCTGGACGCGCGAGTGCGCGCAGTTGAGCTGCCGCGCCATCGTCCTGACCGGGCCCGCGCGGTTCGTCCTCGCGCTCCTGTTCGTCCTGGTCGCCGCGATCGTCTACGGGGTCCTCACGTGAGCCTGTCGTCGCCCACCGAGCACCACGAGCTGCTGGCTGAGCGCCTCTTCGATGTCGCTGCCGCCCGGCACGAGGATGCGGTGCGACAGGTCTTCCGCGAGCGGCTTCCGCGGGCCCTGCGCTGGGCGGTTGATCACCCTCGGGTGCTGCGTGTCGCCTACCGGCTGCGGCCGGCGTGGAGCCCACCGATCACGTATGGCTTCGACGGCTTCGGCGGCGCGGTCGTCGTGGCCGTGGGCGCGCGGGACGGCACCTTCGTCATCGTCGACTCCTCGCTCGTGGGCTCGGCGTGATGCGCTCCGCGGAGCACCAGGCCTGGGACGCGTTCATGGTCACAGGCCCGCTGCGCGCCGGGGTCTTCGACTTCGCGGCGGCATGCCGGCGGATGACGGCTGCGCTGCAGTCGGTAGGCGAGGTCCACCGGCACCAGACGGAGACGCTCGCGCGCGCCGCGGCCGTCATGCACGAGCGCCTGGAGCACCCGCTCATGATCCTCAGCACGACCACGGCCGGGCACGACCTGCCGCGCGACGCGAGTCGCGCCCGGCCGGACTGCCCGTCGTGCGGCGGCACCGGCTGGGCGGCCATTCGGCTCGGCACGGTCACCGTCGCTGGCGGCACCTGCGAGTGCATCGGCGGCGGCGTCCGGGCCGCCGAGGGGGGCGATCGGTAGGTGGCCCGCTTCGGCGACGTCCAGGTGGCCATGTGGTCCGATCCCGACGTCGAGGATCTCTCGGCCGACGCGATGCTGCTCTACCTGTGGTCGTTCACGAACCCGCGGGCGAACATGGCGGGGCTCTACAAGGTCTCGCGCCGGTCGATGTGCGAGGGCAAGCTCACCGAGAAGCGCCTCACGGACGCGCTCGCCGAGCTGACAGCCGGCCGGTTCCTCTTCTACGTCGACAACGTCCTCTGGGTCCGCACTCGCGTCAAGCACCTGCGCACGAGGACCGTGCAGATCGCGAAGGGCATCATCACCGACCTTCGCGTGGTCCCCGACGAGCACGAGCTCCGCGTCGCGTTCGTCGCCGAGTACCGCGACACGACGTTCCACGAGCTGGCCGATCGGCTAGCCGATGAACCTCAGGTGAACGTCACACGAGGTTCAGGTGAACCTCACCTAAATGGCTCTACAGAGCCAAATGGGGTGAACCTCACCCGACCCTCACCTGAGGGTCAAGGGCAAGGGCAAGGGTTAAGGCAAGGACCAACAACGAGAACACCACTCAGTGTGGTCGCGGGCGCGAGCGGAACCGAGCCGCCGAAGATCAAGCACGGCGGCCGCGTCGTCCCGGCCGAGCGCCAGGCGCTCGCCGAGTCGATCCTCGCCGACTTCAACGAGCAGGCCAGCACCGGCTACGCCCCGCTCAAGGCCAGCGGCGCGCCGAGCGACAACCTCAGCCGCGTCCTCACGGCCCTGGCCGAGCACCCGGAGATCACCGCCGAGATCGCGCACCGCATGGTCACCGCCCAGCTCGCGCAGCCCTACTGGCTGCCCGCCCGCCCGCACCTCGGCAACGTCTTCGGGCCGGGCGTCGTCGAGCGCAATCTGGAGCAGGCCCGCAACCCCGCGCCGGCCGCCGCCGGCCCGAGCATCGACAAGTACAACTCGACCACGAAGAGGGCATCATGAGCGAGACCGAGACCCGGAAGGGCCCCTGCGCAGGCTGCGGCGCGCCGACCGAGGACGTCATCGAGGTGTCGGCGGCGACGTCGGCGAAGGTGCGCGCCATGCTCCAGCGGCTCCCGCTGCAGTGCGCGAGCTGCGCCGCGGCGCACGCCGCCGAGACGGACGCACAGGACGCCCAGCACGCCGCTGACATCCGTCAGGCCAGGTTCGCGGAGCGGATCTCCTACTCCGGGCTGCCGAAGTCGCTGCATGGCCCCGAGTGCACGCTGGAGGCGCTCGACGCACCGGGCCGCGTGGAGCCGCTGGCCGCCGCGCGCCGCTTCGCGTCCGGCGACCTGGCCGGCCTGCTACTGACCGGCCCGTTCGGAGTCGGCAAGACCACGATCGCCGGCGCGGCGGCGAAGCGCCACATGCTCGAGGTCGGGGCGCTCACCTGGCTGCGCGTCCACGAGGTCACGATCAACCTCGGCCTCGCCTTCGACGACCCGATCCGGGCCGCCACGATCCGGGCGCTGCGCACCGCCGGCGCGCTCGTCCTCGACGACCTGGACAAGACCCGCCCGACGGCGCACGCCGCCGAGCCGTTGTTCTCGGCGATCGACAACGCGATCTCCGACAGCCGCCCGCTGCTCGTCACCACCAACCTGCCCATCGGGCAGCTCGCGACGCACTGGCCCGAGCCGTTCGGCAAGGCCATCGCCAGTCGCCTCGTCGGCTACTGCGAGGCGTGGGAGATCACCGGACACGACCGCCGCCTGCCCCAGGCCGCCTAACCCCCCAACCGAGGAGAACCAATGCCTGCCACCACCGCCCCACCGCTCACCGACATGGCCCCCGCGACGCCGCTCACCGACGATCAGCGCGTCACGCTCACCGACACCCTGCTCTGGGCCTTCCGCGAGGAGGCCGAGGCCGTCGTCGAGCACATCGGCGCCGCCTGCGACGGCGACGTCGGCTCGGCTCGGCTGGAGGACTGCCAGGCGCGGTTCGCGGCGATGAAGCGCCTCGCGGAGCTCCTCGACGGCCTCCCGGTGATCGGCTGGCGCAGCTCATACGGCGCCTACCGCGAGGAGTACGTCGCGCATCGCATGGCCGCCGAGCGCGACACGCTCGCACGCCGCGCCGCCGACGACGCGGAGATCCGGAACACCGCCCCGGCCGGCCACGTCGTGATCCCCGACGACATGGTCGAGGAGATGAGCCTCACGGCGACGCGCGCGCTGCTGCAGATCGGCACCAACGTCCGTGGGATGGAGGCCGACGTCGACGCCATCGCGGCCGTCGCACCCGACCTCGCGCGCTGGACGCGCATCCGCGACATCCTGGCCGAGCGCGAGTCGATGGATGCGGCCGACGCGTACGAGTGCTGGACCTACTGCTCGCCCGGCTGGGTCATCGAGCTCGGCGCCGAGCGCGAGGCTGCGTTCCTCGCGAGCCTGCGCGCCGCCGGCGCCGACCTTCACCTCCACGACGACCAGCCGCGAACCAGCGGTCAGGACGACGGGGCGTTCCCGACGATCGCCGTCGACGACGAGCTGCTCACCTACCTGCGCGCCGCCGCGGCGGCGCGGCTCGAGCAGGCCTGCGAGAGCTACCACCACGACGTCGCCACGATCTCCATCCTGGAGAACCGCCCAGAGGCCGACGAGTGCTGGCAGGGCCACCACGAGGCCTACGCCGCGCTCATGTCGGCGATCGACGACCTCCAGGCCGTCGGCGCGCACCGCGACAACCCGAACCCCGGGCCGTTGCCCGCCGGCCTGGTCGCCGGCCTCGCCGCCGCCGCAACCGCCGACATGAGCTACCCGCTGCGCGAGAACGGCGAGATCAACGACCAGACCCCCGTGACGACAGGAGTCATCGACCGGCTCGCCGCCCAAGCGGCAGTGACCCGCCGGATGGTCGTCCTCGGCGAGCAGGCCGTCGCGCTCGTCGGCGACGCGCTCGACACCGCGGTGACGGCCGCGTGATCAACGCGAGCCTCGTCCGCGTCTCGCAGTACCCCGACGTCGACCGCTTCGAGATCGTGGTGCGGTACGTCGTGCCCGACGCCGACGCGGCCGCCGTCCGTCTGCGGTCCGGGCAGCAGCTCATGAACGTCATCGCGCTGGCCAGTGGCGAGCCGACCACGACGATGGTCACGGCGCTCAGCGAGGAGATCGCCCGCATCGACCGCGCCACTGGAGGCTTCGACGACCTCGCCGGCGACTACCCCACCATCGCCCGCCGCCTGCTCAAGGCGGCTCTCGCGCCAACCGCCTGCACTTGGTCGCGACGGCCGCGAGCGCCGTAGCGGCGAGCCCCTGGGGGGATCCGAGAAGCTGCCCGCAACCGCCCCCCCAGGGACCCGTCACGTAGTGGAGACCCGAAAGCAAAGCAGGTCAATCGGAGGTCTCCGTCTTGAACTTCACCGCCTCGCAGGCCCGAGCGATCCTCGCCGGCCGCCAGACCATGACCCACATCCTCGCCACACCCTCGAAGACCATCGCACGCGGCAACGGCACCGAGTACAAGACCCGGCCGTTCACGCCCGCCATCGGCACGCGCATCCCGTTCCGCTACTCCGCGCCGCTGGACGGCGACGCCGCCGACCACTACGAGCGAGCCCACATCATCGTCACCGCCTGCACCACCAAGCCCTCGCCGATCGGCGCCGTCACCGCCGAGGACGCCCGCGCCGCCGGCCATCGCACGCCCGAGGACCTCGCCGCCTGGTGGGTCCGGCGGCACGACAAGGACTGGGTGGCCCGCCGTGAGCGCCGTGAGCGCGAGGCCGGCCGCGACCCGGCCGTGTTCCTGCGCCGGGTCATCGGCCAGCGCTTCGCCCAGCGCCACGCCGACACGCTCGTCTGGCCGATCCGGTTTCGCCTCGACGAGCAGCAGGAGCCGCGGTTCCTGCTGCCCGCCTCCCGCGGCGACGTCGCGGATGACGCGGTCCTCGGCTACACCACGATCCCGGCGCGCGCCCTGGAGGCCGTCGAGGTCGTCGACACCGCCACGCTCGGCGTGGCGTGGGCGACCGACGCCGCCGAGCGCCACACCGAGGCGCGCGGCGACACCGAGACCCGTCGCATGGCGCGGAGCCTCGCGTCCCGGACCCGGGAGAACATCCTCGCCGCCGAGCGCGCCGGGGTCGACACGCGCGACCTCGTCGAGCAGCTCGAGCACGTCGTGCAGAAGATCGAGCAGCGCCGGTCCGAGGCCGCGTGAGCATCGACAGCGCAGGCGCCGAGCGCGCCACAGCCGCGGCGACCCTGCTCGCCGACGCCGCCGCCGACGCCGTCCTCGATCGCACCGCCCCGGAGGACTTCGCCGAACCTGCCTGCCGCGCCATCGTCCAGGTCGTCGCCGACATGCGCGACGACGGCGTCAGCGTCGACCCCCGCGCGGTCGCCGAGCGGATGCGCCTCGCCGGCACCCTGGCGCTGATCGGCGGGGAGGCCGGCCTCGACAGCCTCACGGCCTTCGCGCCGAAGATCGACGCGATCAAGGACGTGGCCTCGCGGGTCGCCGAGCTCGCCCGCTGGCGCGAGCGGAGCACCGCCCTGAACGAGGCGCGCCTCGCCATCGACACGCTCGACCGCGACGCGTGGGACCTCGCCGAACAGCGCCTCTCCGGCGTCGAGGACCGCCGCCGCCCCGGCAGCGGATGGAACAGCCCTCACGACATCGGCCTGCGGCTCATGGCCGCGATCGAGGACAAGGACCGTGTCCGCTACCGCTGGCCGCTGCAGACCCTCAACGCCCTCTCAGGCGGCGGCGCGCGCCGCGGCCAGCTCACATTCATCGGCGGCCCGGTCTCACACGGCAAGTCGATCTTCGTCGACATGTCCCTGGACTCCATGGCTCGCTCCGGCGCCAACGCCGCGCTGTTCGTCAACGAGATGACGGTCGACGAGCGCGCCGAGCGCATCTTCGCCCGTCTCGCCCGCGTCAAGTTCGGCCGCATCCAGCAGGCCACCGCCGGCCTCGGCGAGCTCACCGCCGACGAGTGCCAGGCCATCATCACCGCCATGAGCGAGCAGCCCGTCGCGATGATCGGCGCCGCCGACTGGACGGCCCGCGACATCGCCCGCGAAGCGCGCCGGCGCCGCCTCGACGTCCTCGCCGTCGACATCGTCCAAGGGCTGCCGCACGAGTCCGGCCGCAAGCGCAACGAGACGCTGGAGTCCGCCGTCCAGCACCTCGACGCGCTCGCCAAGGACACCGGCTGCCACGTCATCCTGACCGGGCACGTCAACCGCGCCCGCGTCGGCGCGGACGGCACCTGGCCGCTGCCCGGCCTCGGCGACGTCCGCGACTGCGCCGAGCTGGTCAACCGCCCCGACAACGTCCTCTTCGTCTGGCGCGCCCAGGACGCCGACACGCTGGACCCGATCGACGACGGCCTGCTGCGCGTGGCGAAGTACCGCGGCGCGCGGCTCAAGAGCTTCCCGATCTCGCTGCTCGGCGAGTACCAGACCTTCTACGAGAACCCCATGGCGACCACGGCCAGCGCCGCGGCGGCGTAGGTCCCACGCCAACCAACCAGGAGGACGCCCCCTCTGATGAACGAACCACGAAGTGAGAGCGCGCCGGGCCCGCGCCTGGAGGCCGCGACGAAGGCGGCCGAGGCATGGATGCTCGCCCACGACCTCGACGGCTACCTCTTCGACCACCTCGCCGCCGACGTGCTGGCGGCGGCCGACCGCGTCGCTGCCCCCGTCGTTGTCACCGACCAGCTGGTCGATCAGATCATCGAGATCGTCTGCGGCTGGTCGGGAGAGACGGGCACCGACCACATGGCCGTCACGGTGGAGGTCCGCGAGGCGCTGGCCGCGGTCACGGGCCAGGACGGAGGTGCGGCGCCGCCGGCGGGGTTCTGGCGCGAGGTGCCGTGCGGCCATCCGCCCGATCCGGTGGCGTGGATCAATGAGCAGGACGCGGCCGTGTGCCATTGCGGATGGTTGCTCGATCCCGCTGAGGGCGCGGCGATCGAGAGCGCGCCGGGGCCGGTGGTCCACTGCGATAGGTGTGGCTGCCACGTGGCCGTTCCGAGAGCCGGGAGAATCGGCGTCATGAGCGACATCACGTTCCGCGAGCTGGACAAGTCCGACGGCTGGCCCTTCCCGATCAGCCGATCGATCGGCCTGTTCGACCCCGAGGGCCGCAGGATCTACAGCCTGAAGCCGAGCGAGGCACGCGACCTCGCGCACCGCCTGCTCGCGTTTACGGAGGGGATGGCGGACCGCCGGGACTCCGATCCTTCTGACGATCACGAGGCGCCCGCCGAGGGCCAGAGCTGGGTGCCAACGATCGGCGTCAGCCCGCTCGAGCAGCTGGGCGTGACGATCTCGAACGAGGACGCCGCACAGCGAGAGAGCGCGCTGGGCCAGGAGCGCGCGCCGAAGCGAGAGGATGGCGGGCATGCCTGAGGGCCACGACCCGCGCCACCCCGATCAGCCCTACGACCCCGACGAGCGTGTGCGCCTCGGCGACGTGATCGACCTGCTGCACACCGTGACGCACTCCCCGGAGTCCGCCGACGCTGTGCTGCGACTGATCGCGGGGCGCTCGGCGCCCGGCCAGGGCCAGGAGGAGAGCCGCGAGGAATCTGGGTCAATGACCGGAGCGAACCCGTGGCAGCGCGATATTGACAAGGGCCGCGTCGTCGTCTGGCAGTGCCTTGAGCACCCGAAGCATCGTGGCTGGCGAGATGAGTCGCAGCCCGCCGAAGTAGGCAAGCGCGGGACGTGTGACACCTGCCTTGGCCGGACCGCATTCGAGGTCGAATGCGTCGCTTCGGGCTCACGACATCCCCGCGGCGGCCCGGACCAATCAGAGAGGATCGACCACATGAACGACGACGAGCCGAAGGTCACCAAGAAGGTCGAGGTCAGCGTCCGCGACGCCCGCGGCAAGACCTACAAGTTCGAGCTGGGCGAGCTGGGCGTCAAGATCACACCGCCGACGAGCCTCAAGACGGCGCCGATCGCGCTCGCGGACCTGCGCCGCGTCCTCTCCGAGCTCGAAGCCGCCGCGGGAGCCTGATGAAGCTCTACGCCATCTGCTGGCAGGACACGGGCGAGCCGTGGGGGTGGGCGCCGGCGACGGACCTCGACGGGTTCGTGAACGTCCCGTCGCGGGCGTTCTTCTGGGACACGACGCAGGCCGAGCAGGCGCTAGCCGAGCATCTCGACCGGCTGCTCCCCGACGCGGTGAGGATCGCTCGCGAACACCACGCCTCTGCTGAAGCCCGCCGGGCCGAGGAAAGCCGATCAGCGCCTGGGCTTCCTGCGGTCTCGGTGCACGTCGTCGGCGAGGATCCGCCGCGGCCCGCTCGCTATGCCCAGCGCCCAGCCCCGACCGAGGACGGCGTGCGGGCCGGCATTGCCAGCGAGTGGTCGATCCAGGAGTACGACGTGCCAGCGCCGCCCACCGAGGGCGAGCACCGAGCGCCCGGCGCATGAAGGTCCGGCTGCGGTTCATCGGCGCTGGCCTGTGGGACGGCGGCGACGTCTACCCGTACCGCGACGCGCCGTTCCCTCGCGCCCCTGTGCGTGGAGACTTCATCAGGCTGCCCGACGAGACCGACGAGTGGGAGGTCCTGCGGGTCACCATGAACTTCGACGGCGGCCTCGGCTCCGAGCCGACCGTGGATGTCGTCTGCGGCGGCCCGTACGAACTGGGCGACCACGGGACGCCCGCCGAGGGCGATGACCAGGCCGGTGGTGCGTGGATGGGCGACATCCGCGAGTTCGTCGAGAAGCTCCACGAGCAGATTGGCGGCATGGCGCTGGAGCCGTGGCAGGTCGACTTCATGGAGCGCATGTACCGCGGCGAGCGGGTCGTGCTGCTGGGCTCGGGCCAGAGCCACCGCGCACACCGCCGGCGGTGCATCGACATCATGGCTGCCGCGGCGATCGCAGCCGGCGACTCGGTGGCGTTCGTCAGCACGACGCCACAGGCCGGCGAGGAGGCCCGTCAGCGTGCGCTCGCGATCCTCGACCGTCTCGACGGGATGCTCGAAGGCGATCAGGCATGAGCCATCAGCGCCTAGGTTCCGCCGCGCTCCAGCGCTACACTTCCGCGCGAGCACGCCAGCCCCGCGATAGCGGACCGCGCTACGAGCCGTCTGAAGCTGTAGCCCTCGCACGCCCATGAGCAGCGCAGAGCTCACGATCCGCTACTGCCCGGTCTGCGGCACGGTCGTCTTCGCCGCGGATACCTGCTCGGGGACCGCTGAGCAGCCGCACGAGCCGATGCCGACGCTCAACAGCCCGATCGGCCACTGGGAGAACCGATCTTCGTCGTGAGGCAGCCAGCCGGCGCCCCTGGCAGGCACGCCGGCTGATTCGCGATCGACGATGCAGCGACGCGCGCCGTTCCTCCCAGGGCGCGCGTCCTTCCCCAGCCGGGTGCCCGGGCCGATCCCGGGGCCCGGCCCTACTTCGCCCAGGAGGCCTCGCATGCCTCGTGCGCCCACCAAGTGCGCCGTCTGCCCGGCCGACGCGACCTACCGCAACCGCTGCCAGGCCCACCAGGTCGGGCCGTGGAAGCGCCGCAGCCCCAGCAGCCGCGCCCTGGCCGGCAACTCGGCTCACCGCAAGGCCCGCGCCGCCGCCATCCGCCGCACCAAGGGCTGCTGCGAGGACTGCGGCGAGAAGCACCCCGAGCTCGACCTGCACCACCCGACGCCGATCAGCCAGGGCGGCGCGATCGTCCAGCCTGACGCCCTGCTGCTCTGCCCGTCCTGCCATCGCGCCGCGGATCGTGCCGCCGGCGCCCGCAACTGAGGAGGCCTGCCATGAACGCCGCCGCCGCATCCCCCGCCATCCAGGTCCCGCTCGCCGAGATCTTCCGCAGCGAGATCGCCGAGGCCCGCCGCCTCGGCTACCGCCTCCAGGCGATGCTCGACCACGAGTTCGCGGTCGTGCGCCTGGTGCCGGTCACGCAGCGCACGATCCGCATCGCCCGCGAGCACAAGGGCGGCGCGATCGAGTCGACGGTGCCCTACGACGCGCCTGGCGAGCGCCTCGACGCCGTCCGCCTCGCCATCGACGCGGTCACCCAGCTCGCCCGGGACGCGGCCGCCTGATGACGCCCGATCACGAGCTCGTGCGCGTCTCGCGCGAGATGGTCGAGCAACTCCTCGACACCGACAGCGAGCCCGTCGTCCTCCTCCGCTTGGAGCGCGCGGAAGACGGGATCTGCGAGCTGATCGTCAAGACGCCGCCGGGCGCGGAACGCCCGGTCGGAACCCCCAGCTCGCCAGGGACGGCCGGCTGATGCGCCGGTTCCGTCGGCGGACCGAGCCGCCCGAGCGGCGCGGGCCGCTCGTCGTCGTCGCGCCCAGCCACGAGCAGGCGCAGATCTACGCGCGCACGCACGGTGAGTTCCTCGGCGCGCGCGTCATCACCACCTGCAGCCCGATCTTCCCGCACGGCCTGATGCCGCTCGCGACCGACGTGCTGCTGCTGCCCGGCTGGGAGCTTGGCCGGTACGCCGCGCCCATCGAGGACTTCCTGCGGCGAGCGCTGGCGAAGCGTGGCCAGCGCTTCGAGGACTGCCGCCTCGCCACGACGGCGACGGCCCGGGCCTACGTGAGGCCCGCGTCCGCTCCGCCGCGCGCCCGTTCCCTACCGCGCCCGTAGGGAATGCCGAAGCCCCCATTCCCTACCGGAGTGGGGGGGAACCCCCTCGGCCAGAGGGGGACAGGAACCGCACGGGGTAGTGCCTCGCGGTGTGTACGCATCAAAAGGTCGATTTCGGCCCCGTAGTGCCCCAACTTGCACGATTGGCAATGCCATCAACTAGCAGTGCTGGCAACGCAATCAACATGGCCTTGATGGACATGAACTAGCCCTGGCCTGGAGCCGGGCTATAGCCCGATTGACCCAGGAGGTCGACCATGGCTCCCACGCCCGCGCCGCCCAAGGCGGACGGCACGTCGTCGCGTCAGCGGCGCAACCTCGGCCAGCGCCAGTGGCGCACGATCACCCGGGGCGTAGTCCCGATCCCGCCTATGCCGGGTGAGACGACGCTCACCAAGCGCCGCCGCCAGCTCGCGACCGAGTATTGGACCGCGTTGTGGACCGACTACGGCGTGTTGTACACCGACTCGGACCGCCACCCGATCGCGCGGCTCTGCTCGCTGCACTCGCTCGCGATGCTCGGCAAGCTCGGCGCCCAGGCGCAGGGCGAGTTGCGCCAGTTGGAGAACAACTTCGGCGCGAGCCCGCTCGCGCGGCAGCGGTTGCAGGTCCAGGTGCAGTCCGCGGTCGAGGCCGACGGCAAGCCCGCCGGCGACGACGAGCCGATCGACATGGCCAAGCAGCGTGAGCGGCGCGCTCGGATCAAAGCTGCGACGTGACCCTCCCGGCGCTCGGGGACTACCCCACGCTGGGGTGGGCCGCGGTCGCCTGGATCGAGAAGTTCCTCCGACACGGCCCCGGCACGGTCATCGGCGAGGAGATCGTCCTCGACGACGAGATCGTCGGGTTCATCTGCGACTGCTACCGCCTCTTCCCGAAGGGGCATGCGCGGGCCGGGCGGCGCGTGTACCGGCGCGCCATCCTGAGCCGGCCGAAGGGTCGGTCGAAGTCCGAGATCGCGGGCGAGATCGTCTGTTTCGAGGCGATCGGCGATTGCCGGTTCGACCACTGGGCCGAAGAGGGCGAGACGTCGTGGTGGGGCTACGAGTACGAGCCCGGCGAGCCCGTCGGCGCGCCGCTGGCGTCGCCGTTCATCCGGTGCCTGGCGACCGAGGCGACCCAGGCGGGCAACACCTACGACAACGTCCGGGTGATGCTCGCCGGCGACGACGTCGTCGATGCGTACGGGTTCTCCGGCGACGACATCGGCCGGACACGCATCTTCCTGCCGGGCGGCGGTGAGATCCGGCCATCGACCGCTTCGGGCGCCTCGAAGGACGGCGGCAAGGAGACCTTCGCGGTCGACGACGAGACCCACCTCGCCGAGATCGAAGAGCTCCGCGACATGCACGCGGTCGTCTCGCGCAACCTGCGCAAGCTCAAGGACGCCGAGCCGTGGATGCTGGAGACCACGACGGCCTTCCGGCCCGGCATGGACTCGATCGCCGAGCGCGCCGCGGAGTACGCCGCGACGCTGAAGACCCCGGAGGCCCAGGCCAAGGCCGGCCTGCTCTACAACCACCGCGAGGCGCCGCCGGTCAAGGACATCCGCAACGCCGACGAGGTCATCCCGGCGCTGCGCGAGGTCTACGGCCCCTTCGCCGAGGTCATGGACCTCGAACTGATCGCCAGCGACGCGCAGGACCCCACCGCCAGCGAATCGGACTTCCGGCGCTACTGGCTCAACCAGTCGACATCGGGCGCCAACGCGTGGCTGACCGGCGGCGAGCTGGCCGCCCTCTTCGACCCCGGCGTCACCACGACCCCGGGCGAGCCGATGGCGCTGGGCTTCGACGGCTCGCGCGAGTTCGACGCGACCGCGCTGATCGGCTGCACCGAGGACTTCCGGATCATCCCGCTGAAGATCTGGCAGCACGACGGCTCGCAGTCCTGGGAGGTCCCCGAGGACGAGGTCCACGAGGCGGTCGAGGCCGCGCACGAGGAGTTCATCATCGTCCGCGCGCTCGGCGACCCGCCCTACTGGGAGACCGAGCTCGGCCAGTGGGCCGGTCGCTGGCCGGGGATCTGGAAGCGCTTCCCGACCCAGGGCGAGCGGCGCATGGCCGACGCGGTCGGCGGGTTCACCGGCTCGATCCAGACCGGCCGCGCCCGCGCGCAGGCGTCAGGGGACTTCGGCGACCTGATGCGCGACCACTTCCGCAACGCCCAGAAGAAGTACGTCACGGGCGTCACCGCCGTGCACGCGATGCGCGCCGGCAACCGCGAGCTCTACGTCCTGACCAAGGACCGCAAGGGCTCGCCTCGCAAGATCGACGCCGCCCCGGCCGCGACCCTCGCGCACCAGGCCGCCGTCGATGCACACACCGAGGGCCTGTGGGAGCGCGCGCGGCGGCGACATAAGCGCCGCGCCGGCCGCATGGTCGCGCTCGACTGAGGAGTCCGCCCATGACCCTGCTCGCAAAACCCGCGGTCGACGACGCCCCCATCGTCTTCGACCCCCCGCCGGATGAGGCCGCCGAGGCACGCGCGCTCGAACTGGCAGGCCGGCTGACCAAGGCCCTGGACGACCGCGCGCCGCTGATCATCGCGCTGCGCAACTACCGCGACGGCAAGCACCCGATGTCGTTCGCCACCAAGAAGTGGCGCGAGACGTTTGGTCGCGACTTCGGCATGGTCGTCGACAACTGGTGTCGCATCGTGGTCGACGCCGCGATCGAGCGCATGGCGATCCATGGCTTCCGGTTCGGGATGGCCGACGACGTGCTGGGGGCCCCGAAGCTCGACCCGGCGGCGGATCCCGCGACGCCCGACGCCGCGGCGGCCGACGTCGAGACCGCCGATGCCGACGAGGCCGCGTGGGAGATCTGGCAGCGCAACCGGCTCGACCTGGACTCCGACCTCGCGCACACCGAGATGCTCTCCACGGGCTACAGCTACACGCTGGTCTGGCCCGACGAGGACACCGGCGAGCCGACGATCACCGTCGAGGACCCGCTCCAGACGATCGTGCTGCACGACCCGGCCAACCGCCGGAAGCGGGTCGCCGGGTTCAAGCGCTGGCGCGAGCTCGACGGGAGCTGGCAGGCGCTGCTGTTCACCCCCGAGATGGTCTGGGAGATGGCCGGCGGCAAGGGCACGAGCCCGCAACGCTGGGCCGTGACCGCCGCCACCCCGAACCAGCTCGGCCTCGTGCCGATCCTGGAGTTCCTCAACGACCCCGACATCTACGGGCGAGGGACCAGCGCCTTCGAGGCCGGCGTCCCGCTGAACGACGCCATCAACAAGCTGATGGCCGACATGCTGGTCGCCTCGGAGTTCACCTCCTACCGCCAGCGCGTGCTCATCGGCGTCGAGATCCCCGTCGGCGCCGACGGCCAGCCCGACAAGAGCATCATCGGCGGCGTCAACCGGTGGATCGGCCTGGAGGCCGCAGTCGACGACGAAGGCAAGCAGGTCACGCCGTCGATCCAGGAGCTGCAGACCTCCGACCTGTCGTCCTACGTCAACGGCATCGAGCTGCTGACCCAGCACTTCGCCGCGCTGACGCGCACCCCGCCGCACTACCTGCTCGCGAAGCTCATCAACGTCTCGGCCGACGCCCTGATCGCGTCCCAGGACGGCCTCGTCGCCCGCACGCGCCGCGCCATGCGGTTCGCCGGCGAGACGTGGGAAGAGGCGCTGCGGATCGCGTTCCTCATCAAGGGCGACATCAAGCGCGCCGAGGCATGGGGCGCCGAGACGATGTGGGCCGACCCGGAGACCACCTCCGAGGCCCAGCGCGTCGACGCGCTGGTCAAGCTCAAGACGATCGGCGTGCCCCAGCGGGCGCTCTGGGAGCTGGACGGCCGGTCGCCGCAGACCATCAAGCGCTGGCGGCGCTGGGCGCAGGAGGAGGCGCAGCTCGACGGCCTGCGCCTGGGCATCTCCGGTGCCAGCGGCCTGCCGCCCGAACCGCCGCCGCCAGATGCAGCCGCAGCCGCAGCGGGCGCGTAGCGTCACCGACGAGGCGCACGTCGAGCTGGAGCGCCAGGCCGTCGCCGCGATCCGGACCGGCGTCAAGGTCGCCCGCAGCGACGGCGGCCTCGAGCCTCGGTGGTGGGTCGCCTCGGCGCTGTGGCGCTCCGGTGCCGCGAACCTGGCCACGCGCGCCGCCACGGCGTACGTCGATGCGATCGTCGCGCTGGCGCCCACCGGGCCGCCACGGATCCCCGCGCCGGCGCCGTTGACGCGCGACGAGTTCGTCGTGCCGATCGCGAGCCGGCTCGCCGAGTCCGAGGGCCGCAGCCGGGTCGCGGCCCGAGCCTTCGCCCGCCGCCACGGCATCGCGCTCAGCAACGACCGCGTCGAGGCCTTCCGGCGCCAGGCCCTCGCGGTCGAGGCCGCGCGCGTCGCTCACGACGCCGCCGTCGGTGCCTGGCGCGACGCTGCCCGGGCGCGGATGGCGCAGCTCCCCGATGTGCTCGGCTGGCGCCGCGTCGCCGAGCCGGGCGCCTGCGGCGCCTGCCTGGCGCTCATGGACGGATCGGTGCATCCCGCCGAGGAGGACATGGTCGTCCACACCCGCGACCGCTGCATCGCCGAGCCCGTGGTCCTGCACGTCAACGACCAGGACTGGGGACGCCCCCGCGGGCACGAGATCTTCGCCGCCAAGACCCCCGCCGAGCAGGACGCGACCTTCCACGGCCGCGGCGGCGCGGCCAAGGCGCAGCTCATCCGAGACGGCCGCATCGACTTCGCCGACCTGGCGCAGATCGCGACGGAGCGTCTCGGCCAGACCAACGTGGCGCTCGCCGAGACGCCGCTGGTCGCCCTTCAGGCGCAGGCCGCCTGACCCGCACGGCCTGGCCATCCCGACCGGCCGCCTCACAGACCCACCCCAGGAGGGTGCCCCATGTCCCTGGTGGACAGCAACACGATCCATCCCGACGCGCTGGAGCTCGCCGAGCTTATGCGTCCGTCCTGGCCCGCGATCGACGCGGCCCTGCACCTGAGCGGCGTCCCGCTCTGCGAGGGCGAGGCGGGCGGCGAAGGGGCCGGCGGCGAAGGCGGCGCGGGCTCGGGCGACGAAGGCGGCGAAGGCGGCGGCGAGGGTGCCGGCGCGAGCGGCGATCCCAAGGACGGCAAGTTCGACGCCGACTACGTCAAGGGTCTGCGCGGCGAGAACGCCGCGACGCGCAAGAAGCTCCGCGACACCGAGGCCAAGCTCAAGAAGCTCGAGGAGCAGGGCCTCAGCGAGGCCGACAAGCTCAAGAAGGACGCCGAGGAAGGCACCAAGCGCGGCGAGACGGGGACACAGAAGCTCCGCACCGCCAACGTCATCCTCGGCCTCGCCGATCACGGCCTGACCGGCGGCCGCGCGAAGGCCGCGGCCAAGCTGCTCGACACCGTCGAGTTCGACGACGACGACGAGCCGACCAACCTCGAAGCGGCCCTGAAGGCCGCGGCCAAGGTCTACGGCGACGACGTCTTCGCCGCGGGCGGCGAGCGCCCCCGCGGTCCCCACGTGCCCCGCGGCCCCCAGGGCCTCGGCGGCGGCAGCTCCAGCGACATGGACGCCGCCATCCGTCGCGCCGCAGGCCGGCGCTGACAGCAGCACAGGACGCCCCCGGTGGGCGGCCTCACCTCATCGAAACGACCAGGAGGAGCCACCGTGCCCACCGTCCTCGTCGCCCTCATCGTCGGCCTCCTGGCCGTCGCGGGCGTCTCCGCGATCCACGCCACCGTGCGTGACCGCACCCCCCGCATCACCATCCCGTACGGCCTGACCGACCTCGCGCGCCAGCTCGAGGCCGCGTGGCCGACCCGGCTCGCCGCGCTGCAGGCCAGCGGCGTGCCCCTCAACGCGCTCATCAACCGCGGCGACGCCGAGGCCACGATGCCCGAAGAGGTGTCGCAGGCGTTCCGGAAGAACCTCGTCAACGACAGCGCGGTGATGAGCCAGTTCACCCGCGTGCCCGTCGGCAGCGCCCAGGTGCGCCTGCCCGTCCTCTCCGCGCTGCCGATCGCCTACTGGGTCACCGGCGACACCGGCATGAAGCAGACCAGCAAGGCCGCGTGGAAGAACAAGTTCATCGACATCGAGGAGCTCGCGGTCATCGTGCCGATCCCGGAGGCCGTCATCGACGACGCCGGCTTCCCGATCTGGGACGAGGTCCGCCCGCTCTGCGAGCAGGCCGGCGGCCGGCTCATCGACTCGACGGTGTTCTTCGGCACGAGCGCCCCGTCGTCGTTCCCGACCAACGTCGTCGCCGGCGCCATCGCAGCGGGCAACGTCGTCACGCGCGGCACCGCCACGGTCAAGCAGGGCGGCATCGTCGGCGACATCGGCGCGGTGATGAGCGCGATGGAGACCGACGGCTACGACGCCGAGCAGGCCGTCGCGCGCAAGACGATCAAGGGCCTGGCCCGCGCCGCGCGCAACGACACCGGCGACCGCTACGGCGAGATCAAGATCACCAAGGACCTCGTCGAGATCGACAGCCTCGACATCCGGTTCCCGATGCGCGGCCAGTGGCCGACCGCGGTCTCGAGCGCCGAGCTCGTCGCGTTCGACCCGACCGAGTTCGTGTTCGGGCTGCGCAAGGACGTCACCTGGAAGCTGCTGACCGAGGCCGTGATCCAGGACCCGGCGACGGGCGAGATCGTGTTCAACCTCGCCCAGCAGGACATGGTCGCCATGCGCATGGTGATGCGCGTCGGCTGGCAGGTCGCGAACACCATCAACTACGACCAGGTCGTCGAGGAGCTGCGCTACCCGGCCGCCGTCCTGCAGTCCCCGGCCAGCTAGGAGGCCTGATCGCATGACCGACTCCGCTCCGCTTCTCCGGAAGCTCAACACCACGCTGCCCGCGCTCGGCGCCGCCGTCGCGGGCGACCAGACGCTCGGCGAGGCGCCGTTTGACGGCGTCGTCGCCAGCGTCTCCTACACGCCCGAGGCCGCGGTCACGGGTGACAACACCAACAAGCGCACGCTGACCCTCGTCAACAAGGGCCAGGCCGGCGCCGGGTCGACCGTCATCGCGACGCTCGACTTCGTGACCGGCGCCAACGGCGTCGCCTTCGACGAGAAGGCGTTCACGCTCTCGGCCGTCGCCAGCGCGACCAACGTCGCCGCCGGCGACGTCCTCGCCGTCGTCGAGACGGTCGCCGGCTCCGGCCTGGCCAACCCCGGCGGCCTCGTCCAGGTCGAGATCAACCGCGCCTAGGGAGGCGACCCACCATGAGCACCAACCCCCCGAAGGACAAGGACCGCCCGGCCGGCGACGCCGGCCAGCACGAGGCCCAGGAGACCGTGGCCGCCGACCAGGCGAAGGGGTTCATCGGCGAGTCGCCGTCCCCGTTCGCTGACGAGGACTACAGCCAGCAGAGCGGCCCGACCTCGCCCAGCGCCCACGACCACCACAAGCCGCGCCGCGGCTGAGCCCGTGCCCGTCGCCGCCGCCCTCATCACGCCCGACCTCCCGCGGGTCGGGTCGTGCATCCGGACGCTCACGCGTTCGGGGGGCGGCGGCGAAGAGGGCACGTTCACCGACAAGACCCGGCCGACGGCCGAGGTCGCCGAGCTCTACGCCGAGAGCGCGGCGCGCTACCTCGCGCTGCAGCTCGGCAAGCCGAACTTCGATCCGGAGGCCGACGAGTTCGCGGACTTCGTCGAGAGCGCCAAGGACGCCGCCGCCGCCTACGCCGCCCTGAAGATCGCCACGTCGTTCTACGACGACGGCTCAGACACCATCGCCGCGCTCATCGACCAGCTCGGCCGCATGGCGCGCGAGCAGATCAAGGCGCTCGTGGCCACCGCGCAGTCCAACAGCGTCGGCGGATGGCGCATCCACAGAATCCGCCTGGTCACCGCCGACGTCGCCGAGGACCTCTCGCTGCTGCCGCACCAGATCGCCAACGGCCCCGACAGCGACGGCGCGATCTAACGTGGGCATGGAGATCGTCATCGGCCAGGACGGCGTCCTGGCGATCGCCGACAGCTACCGCGCCATCGCCGGGCGCTCGGAGCGCATGCGCCCCGCCGGCGAGCTCGTGCGCGACCGCTGGATCGAGTCCGAACGTCGCCTCTTCGACGAGAAGCCGTGGGCGCCGAAGCTCCCGTCGACCCGCAAGCGCTACCGCTACCCGATCGGCCACTTCGCCGCCGGCGGCACGATCCGGGTCAAGGGCGACCCCGACGGCCCCCCGCTGCACCTCTCAGGCACGCTGGAGCGGACGCTGACGACGCGGCACGCGCTCGGGCAGCGCGACAGCATCGTGGCGCTGCGCGGCGCGCTCGACGTCCGCGTCGGGCTCAAGGCCCAGGGCCCGATCGCCTACGGCAACTTCCAGGGCGACCGCCACGGCAACCGCGAGGCCCGCGACCCGATGAGCTTTGACCCGATCGCGCACCGCGACGCGACCGGCGACGTCCTGCACTGGCTCCTCGAGCGCCGCGTCATCACCGGCGGCAGGCGATGAGCGCCGACCGCTACGGCCCGCTCGTCTCGCGCTGGAAGGTCGCCCAGGGCCTCAAGGACGACCTCGAAGCGTGGATGCCGGAGTACGTGGCCGCCTACGAGCGCCAGAACACCGACACCGAGGGCCACGCGATCGAGCCCGGCAGTACGATCGTCCCGCAGTCCTACACCGTCCGGCACGCCGCGATGATCCGCGCCGGCGAGCAGCTCCCCGCGCTCGTGATCTGGGTCGTCGGCACCACCGACAAGCTCGTCGACCCCGACGGCACGATGTGGGGGACGTTGGAGCTCGGCGTCTTCGTCGTCGCCAGCTCCAACGACATCGCCACGACCGGGGACCTGCTGCACCGCCACACCGCCGCCGTCTCGGCGCTGCTGCTGGACCGCCCGACGTGCGGCGGCCTGGCGCGCGACCTCGAGCCCATCGACGAGGACTTCACGCGCATCGACCCCGAACGCGAGCGCACGCTCGTCGCGGCCGACCTCCGTTACGCCGCCCACGGCGTGCTGCTCGGTCAGCGCGGTGCCGGCCCGCCCTCAGACGCAGACCCGCGCCCCGACCCTCACCAGCCGTGGCCGCCCGTTCCCACCGTCGCGACCGCCGATGTCGACGTGCGCGCCGAGATCATCGACCCGGAGGACTGATGACCAAGTTCAATCCCGACGCGCCGCCCCGGCCGTCCGCCGCAGTCGAGTTCTACGAGGGGCCCGCCGGGCCGTCCGGCGCGCCGGGCCCGTCCGGCGCGCCGGGCCCGTCCGGCGTCAGCAGCGGCATCTACCGCGGCGCTTGGGTCACCGGGACGGCGTACAAAACCAACGACATGGTCACCAGCGGTGGCCAGACGTACGCCGCCACGAACGACCACACGGCGGGCGCGACGTTCGCCGGCGACCTCTCAGCACACTGGCTGAGTTTGGTGGGAAGCGGGGGCGGGAGTGCACCGGACGCCGACGCTGACACGAAGGGCGTCGTGCAGCTCGCCGGCGACCTCGGCGGCACGGCCGCCGCACCGACCGTGCCCGGGCTGGCGACGAAGGCCGCCGCGACGCACACGCACGCGCAGACCGACATCACGGGCCTGGCGGCGGCGCTCGCGGCGAAGCAGGACGCGGCGACCGCGGCGACCGACGCCGAGATCACGTCGGCGATCACGACGCACGAGGCCGACACGACGAGCGTCCACGGGATCGTGGACACGCAGTACTTGATCCAGGTCGTGGAGTGGACGGGCTCGGCCTACCGGGCCCGCGACGCGGGCGCGCGGACCGCGATCTTCCTCGGTCCCGCCGATCCCGGCATCGCGGCGCTCGACGGCCGTGACCTCTGGGTGCCCGTGTCGTGAGGTACCGACGCACGGGCGCATGGGTCGCCGTCAGCGCGCTGATCGCGACCGCGATCGCCGGCGGCATCGTCGGCAGCGGGCCCACCGCCAACCGGTTCGTCAGCCCGACCGGCTCAGGCACGGCCTGCACGCAGGCGGCGCCGTGCGCGTCGTGGGCCAGCGCCTATACCGCGGCCGCGCCGGGCGACACGATCTCGGTGGCCGCAGGGACCTACACGAGCTCGCAGGCGTCGCTGAGCGGCCTCACGGCCAAGGGCGGTGCGCGCGTCACCTACCGGCTGGCGCCGGGCGCACAGGTCAACATCACCAACGGATGGAGCTTCTCCGGCGTCGACGGCATCACGGTCGACGGGACCACGGGCGCGGGCGGGCAGGGCATCAACGTCAGCCCCACCCAGAAGCTCGACGGCAACGACAACTACGTCACGATCGGCTACAGCACGACGGTCACGAACTTCACGCTGCAGGGCGCCACGATGCACGACAACTCGCCCACGGTGATCGGCAACGTCATCTTCACCGGCGAGTGCGGCAACGTCCTGATCAAGGACGTGACGATGACGAACATCTTCCGCGGCGACGGCGTCCAGATCTGGACGAAGGGCGCGGTCAACGGCGGGGCGGCGTGCAACGGGATCACGCTCGACAACGTCGACATGTTCAACTTCTCGTGCCCGACGAACAGCGGCGACCACCAGGACTTCCTGCAGAAGATGGCGGGGTCCAACCTCACGGTCAAGAACTCCACGTGGTCGGGTGGCTCGTGCACCGGCAGCTCGCCGCCGACCGGGTTCCAGGGCTGGTTCATCTCCGGCGGCTACGGCGCAGGCAGCAACGACCGGCTCGAGAACACGGTGATCGCCAACGTCGGCGGGGTCGCGGCGGCCGTCTACATCGACAGCGTCGTCCAGATGGTCAACAACACGCTCGACGGCTTCGTCAACACCGAGACGAGCCCGGCGCCGCCGTCGCAGGTGACGTTCGCCAACAACATCGTCAACTCGGGCTCGACCTGCACCGCGCTGAACCAGCTCTACGGGCTCCGGGCGGCCAACCAGTGGAAGAACAACATCTTCACGGGGTCGGGCTGCGTGCACGCCGGCGACGGCGACACGTCCACCACATGGGCGCCGATGTTCACCAACGCGGCCGGCGGCGACTTCACCCTCGCGTCGGGCTCGTTCGCGATCGGGAAGGCACTGGGCTCGCTGGCGACGGCCACCGACCTGACCGGCAAGGCGCGCGATGGCTCGCCCGACGCCGGCGCCTACGAGAGGTAGAACCGATGCCCGTCACCGTTCCGCTGCGAGACAACTTCAACCGGGCGGTCTCCAACAACCTGGGCGTGGGCTGGACGGCCGACCCGTTCGGAGATGGAGCAGGCGGTACGCCGAGCATCTTCAACAACACTGCCCTGTTCGAGTTCTACCGGGCCGCCTATCTCGACACGCTGAGCCTCGATGGCGAGCAGGACATCGAGGTGGCGTTCACCGTCGCTGTGATGCCGTCAGGCGACGGCCTGACCCAGGGTCTCGGGCTGGTCCAGCAGCCGGGCGCCGGCACCGCCGACGGCTACGTCTTCGCCGTCGTGCAGAACGCCGCTGGCAATGAGACGATCGCCTACTCGAAGTACACCGATGGCATCGACGCCGCGGGCGCGACCGGCAGCATTGACGTCGTCCCGACCGACCTCATCATCTTCCGGCGCACCGCTGACACCGGCGTGATGCGCATCTACCGCGACCGCGGCGGGGTTGAGACGCTCGCTCACACCGTTACCGATACGTCGTTCGCCGGTCCGTTCTTCCCGGTGCTCGCGGGCTACGACACCGGTTCCCTCTCGGCCGTCGGTGACTTCTACGCCGGCAACGTCGCAGCGGGCGGGGCCACCTCCACAATTCTCGCCAGGATCGCCGGAGCGTGGGTCGAGAAGCCGGTCAAAGTCCGCGTCGCCGGCGCCTGGTTCCCGGCCTAGGGCCTACGCCGCCCGGGCCAGCGTGACCGTCTCCTGCTTACGGCGCGGGTCGTGGTCGGTGGTCAACACGTTCCAGCCGGTGCCGATGGACTCCAGCATCCGCGGCAGCCGGCCGCCGTGCAGCTCGACCACCATCGCGTGGACACGATCGATCCATCCATCGCAGCGCTCGAACGTCTCCCACTCGGCGCCCTCGGTGTCGCACTTGAGCAGGTCGATCTTGTCGAGGCCGTGCTCAACGATGACGTCGTCCATCGTCACGACCGACGAGTTCGCCTCCGCTCCGTCGGCGTCGGTCATCGCGTACGCCCACGCGCCGTTCGTCGTGCCGACCATCACGGGCCGGCGGCTGCCGCCGACACAGCGGGCGACGATCGCGGAACGATGGCCATGCTCGGCGAGGTTCCACTCCAGGAGCGCGACGTTCTCAGCGGCGGGTTCGACGCACACGATCCTGGCCTTGGGGTGTCGGGCCAGTAGCCACCTGGCGACGATGCCGGTGTTGGCGCCAAGGTCGACGATCGTGCGGGCGCCGTCCGTGTGCGGGAGCACGGCGTCGTAGATGTGGGAGAGCAACTGCTCGTTGAGTACCGAGATGTCGCTCTTGTGGCTGCGCAGCCAGAGCGGCTCGGGGCCGAAGCTCCGCAGGCGCACGGCGACGGTGATCGGGTTCGGGCAGACGAGCGGCCCGAGCTTGCTCTGGCTCAGCCGCACTCGAAGGACGCGGGCGAAGTCACGGAAGCCAAGCGCGTCCTTGCGGTAGGCGTCGAGCTCAGCGAGATGGTGACGGAGTCGCATAGGGCGACAGTAACCCTCGGCTCCTCAGCTATCGCTAGCCATCCGGCTAGCGCTCGCGGAGCCCATCTGAATGGAGAGTCGGATGACCGAATGGCTGCGGAAGATCAGTCCCAAGGTGTACGAGCCGCTCGTGGCTCAGAGCACCGCGCTGTTGGTCAACGTTGTGGCCTCCGGCAAGTTCGACCGAGCCGAACTCGCGCAGATCCTCGCCATCGTGCTGACCGCCGCCCTCGGGTATCGAGCCCCGGCTCAGCGCTCCGCGCCCAGTCGTCGCTCTGCGTGAGTAGTACGCGGCGCGCCGAGTTCCCCGCCTGAGCCCGCGAAAGCGAGCCAAACCGCTGTCTCGCCCGTCTGCGGGCCCATCAGAGGGCCGTCCCGAACCTCCCCCGATACGAGGAGAAGTCTCCATGCCCAAGCACGCGTACATCGTCGCGTCACGGACCCCGGTCATCGTCAGCGGCAGCCCGGCCGAGCCAGGCGCCGTTCTCGACGATTTCGACATCGAACAGAACGCTCGGCACCTCGAGTCCGGCGCCGTTGTGCGCGTCGAGGTCGAGGACCCCGAGCCCGAAGCCGAGCCCGTGGCCAACGCCGAGCCCGATCAGGGCGACGAGCAGGACGGCGCCGGCGAGACCGGCAAGCCGAAGACCAGCCGGCGTCGCCGGACCACCCCGCAGGATGAGGAGACCCTGGATGCCTAGCAGCATCATCCCGGCGCCGCCCGGCTACAGCGTCGAGTTCGCAGAGCTCGCCGCCCGTCGCTTCGGTCCGCCGTCCACCCGCAACGTCTTCGCCATCGGCTTCGCCGATCGCGGCGACCTCGGCCAGGCCGCCGGCATCACCGACCTCATCGACGGCATCGGCCCGCGCGTCAACTACAGCCCGCTGTTCGACTCGCTGGCGACCGTGCTGGCCGAGGGCGCCCCGCTCATCACCTACGCCCGGGTCTACGGCCCGGCCGCGCTCCCCTCGACCAAGGCGATCAGCGGCAGCATCTCGATCACGGCGAAGTCCGTCGGCGTCTGGGGAGACAGCCTCACCTACGAGATCACCCAGCCGGCCACCGGCCAGCGTCGCATCATCATCCGCGAGAACGGCGTGACCGTCGCGACCTCGCCCGTGGCGACCACGGTCCAGGAGCTCGTTGCTTGGAGCGACGACAACGACATCGTCACCATCGGCACCGGTGCGGCGCTGCCGGCGGTCGTCGCCGCGACCGCCCTGGCTGGAGGCACCGACGATCGCGGCAACGTCACGGTCGCGGACTACCAGAAGGCGCTCGACAAGCTCGACCGCCGCTACGGCCCCGGTCGCTTCATCGCGCCCGGCATCGACGACCCCGACGTCCAGCAGGCGATCCTTGCCCACTGCAAGGTCAACAACCGCAAGGCCCGGCTGGACCTCGCCTCCTCGGTCACCAAGACGCAGGCGCTCGATTACGCCTCGGCGATCCAGGCCGACGCCCCGGACCTCGTCGAGCACGGCGGCACGTGGGCCGGTTGGGTGTACGCCAAGCCGATCGCCAACCAGCCCGAGCGGCTGGTCCCGTGGACGGCGGTTCAGGCCGGCATCGAGAGCCGCGTCGAGGGCGAGCAGGGGATCGCGGTCCCCGGCTACGGCCCGACCAACGGCTACGCGACCACGGTCACGCGGCTGTTCTCCGAATGGAGCGACGCCGACCGGTCCGACCTCTACGCCGCAGGCATCAACGTCCCGACCGACGACGGAACGGTCGTCAGCTCGTGGGGGTTCTGCTCGCTCAGTCTCGTCCAGCTGGACCAGGATCTGCACCAGCAGACGATCCGCATGGCCTACAAGTTCGACGCCGAGGCCATCGCCCGCGGCATGATCGCCCAGCCGGTCGACCCGTCCACGCTCGCGTCCTACGCGGGCCGCCTCGATGGCCTGAGCCGGGCCTACCAGCTCGCCCGGGCGATCTTCGGCAACGAGGCCGACCCCGGCTACTCGATCGACGTCGACTCGGTCAACACCTCCACGACGATGGCCGCGCGCGAGCTGCACGCACTCGTCCGCGTGCGGTTCGGCAACAGCTCCGACTGGGCCGACCTGCTCATCCCCGTCGTTCCCATCAACCAGTCGCTCTAGGAGGACCAGGACCGTGCCTTTCGAGATCCTCGGCCAGAAGAACTGGCGCGCCGAGCTGCTCGTCCCCAACCCGATCACGGGCGTGGACGAGAGCTACGGGTACTGGAACCGCAGCGAGCTGACATTCGGCTCCGACAACACCACCGTCACCGACCCCGAGGACGGCACCGTCCCGATCGGCGGCAAGCAGACCGCCGAGTCGGTGACGCTGACCCGCCCGTTCAAGCGCAGCCGCGACCCCGCGGTCTACAAGGCGCTCAAGCCGCGCCGCGGCCGGACCGAGGTCAAGCTGCCGATCTGGATGCTCGACGACTTCGGCGTCCCGGAGACGGCGACGCCGATCGATACGGCGATCGGCACGCTCACGGAGATCAAGCTCCCGGAGGGCGAGGCCGGCGGCGGCGACGGCTCGCAGATCACCGTCACGCTGGAGCTCCGGCCGTGATCGACGACGACATCGTGATCGACGACGACCAGGCGCCCGGCGCCGACGAGCCGCCTGCGGAACCGGTCGCCGTGGTGCCGGGCCCGGCGCGGCCCGGGTCCATCCTCGACCAGGTCCACGTCGAGGTCGACGACGCAGCCGATGACCAGGGGCGGATCAAGGATCTGCCCGTCGGCAAGGTCCGACGCCTGTACGCCCGCTACCGGGCGCTCGGCGACGACGAGATCGAGGACATCAACAAGCTCGCCAAGAGGCGCGAGCAGCTCCGCAAGCGCACCGGCCAGGACGACGTCGACATCGAGGGCTCCAACCAGCGCTCGGCGATCCTGCTCGCCCGCGCCTGCACGATGCTGCTCTGGCGCAACGACGACGGCGAGCTCGTCGAGCTGCACACCGCGCTGCAGGAGCAGGGCGTCGAGGGGATCGACGGGCCGTTGCGCTACGACCGGCGGCTGGTGCCGCTGTTCAAGCTCGACGACCTTGAGCCCGACGCGTCCTCGGTCGACGTCGCCATGCGGCTCCACCGCTGGGGCCAGGACAATAACTACTCCCCGCTGCGCGGCACCGCGCAGATCGTGGAGATGTTCTCCTCCGGCCTCTCGGGTGAGGCGCTGGAGGCGGCGCTCCAGGGAAACTAGGGGCGGCGGCCGTCGAACAGACGGCCGCCCTGCTCCTGCGGGGTATCGACCCCCACCACTACCTCGTCGCCGGGCGCGTCGAGCGTGGCCTCATCGAGCACGGCCTGAAGCGCGCGACCGAGATGCGTCGCGGCGAGCTCGACTACCTCGCCAGCGAGATGGCGCACAAGCTCTCCGGCTGAACGGAACCGCCTGACCCCTAGGGAGGTGATCGCGTGGGACGACGCGAAACCGCAGCGATCATCATCCAGATCCGCGGCGGCCTCAAGGCTGCCGCGGAGGCGCATGGCGTCGCAGACGGCATGGACCACCTGGGCGACCAGACCCGCCAGTCCGGCGAAGAGGCGGTCGTCGCCGCGGCCGCGTTCGGCCGGCTGCAGCGCCAGCTCGCGGGCCTCGCACGGGCCGAGGCGCTGGCCAGCATCGCCACCACCGGCATGACGGCAACGATGGTCGGCCTGAAGCTCGCCGCGCTCGGCCTGGCCGCCATCGCCCTGCCCGCGCTCGTCGTCGCGTTCGGCCAGGTCAGCGCAGCGGCGCTGGTCTGGTCCGTCGCGCTCATCGCCGGCATGGGCGGCGTGCTCGCCGGCGCCGGGCTCATGGCCGCGGGCGTCATCGGCCGCTTCCAGCAGATGAAGTCGATCGTCGGATCGGCGGCCTATGACCTCGTCGGCGCCGCCGGCGCGCTCAAGCAGACCTTCATCCAGGTCGCGGCGACCGGCGCCGACCGGGTCATGCGCGGCATCGCCGACGGGCTCCGCTCGCTGCTGCCGCTCGTGCGCAGCCTCGGCCCGCCGCTGGGCGCCATGGCCACCGCCACCGCCACGATGTTCCGGACCCTCGGCCGCGAGCTCGCCGGCATGGGCCCGCAACTGCGCTCCATGCTCGCCCAACTCCCGCAGGCCGTCACCGCCCTGGGCGGCCTCGCCGGCAACGCGATCCGGCTGTTCGTCAGCCTCGCGACCATCGGCCTGCCGCTGGCGATCGGCGCCCTGCGCGCGATCAGCGGCCTGATGGCCGACGTCGCGCAGTGGTTCACCCCCGACCGCTACCGCGGCGCCGTGTCGACCCTGCGCGCGTTCGCCGGCGCGGTCGGCACGTTCTTCTCCGCCGCGGCCGCGCCGCTGAAGGGCGTCCTGGGCCCCGGGATCAGCGAGTTCGGGCAGACGTTCATGCGGAGCCTGAAGCCGCTCGGGCTCATCGTCGGCACGATCCTCGCCACGTTCGTGCAGCTCGGCCGCGCCGTGCTGCCCGCCGTCGCGGCGGTCATCCAGATCATCGCCGGAGCGATCGCCCGTGTCGGGCCCGCGCTCAAGAGCGTCGACATCGCCAGCATCGGCAGCTTCCTCGCCAGCGGCGTGCGCGGCATCGCCTCGGTCATCGCCACCGTCATCCCGCAGCTCGTGCAGTTCGGCGCGCAGCTGCTCGACGCGATCAAGCCCGCCGCCCCGCTCGTCACCAACGTCCTGTGGCCGCTGGCCAAGGGCATCGGCGAGGGCGTCCTCGGCGCGATCAAGTCACTGCTGCCGTTCATCAAGATCATCGCGGTCGCGCTCGGCTGGCTCGGACAGAAGGCCCGCCCGCTGCGCGGCGTCATCGAGGGCATCGGCAAGGTCCTGGGCTTCGTCTTCGCGGGCCCGGTCTTCCTCAAGGGCATCGAGATGCTGGCCAAGCTCGACGGCGCACTCGGCGTCGTCGGCAAAGTCGGGGTGTGGTTCAAGAGCGAGCTGAAGGCGATGGTGCCTGCCATCAAGGCCGTCGGCGGCTTCCTCGGCCGCCTGGCCGGTCTCGTCGGTCGGCTGCTCGCCCCGTTCGTGCGCTTCGGCGTGGCCGTCGCCCGGTTCTGGCTGAAGGTCCACATCGAGGCCGCCCGCGCCGTAGCCGCCGTCACGGGCAAGCTCGGCGAGCTCGTCTCGAACGTCGCGCGCATCGGCTGGCGCGTCGGGGCGACGCTGATCCAGGGACTGCGGTCGCTGGGCGGCAAGATGGTCTCGGTCGGCAAGAGCCTCGGCGGCCACCTCAAGGACGGCCTGATGCTCGGCCTGCGCGCGATCGTGCGCGGCTTCGCGACCGTGTGGAACAACACCGCCGGGCGCCTGCACTTCAAGATCCCCGGCTGGGTCCCCGGGGTCGGCGGCAAGGAGTTCGGGATCCCGAAGATCAACGCCGACGGCCTGGCCAGCGGCGGCACCGTGATGAGGCCCGGGGCGGTGTGGGTCGGCGAGCGCGGCCCGGAGCTGCTGAATCTCCCGCGCGGCTCGCACGTCATGTCGGCCGCGCAGTCGGCGGTCGTCGCGACCGTGCGGCACACCCCGATCGTGCCCGCGCGCGCCGCTGCAGCGGTGGCCGCCGGGACCGCGGCGCCGACGGGCCGTGTCATGGAGAACGTCATCGTCCTGAAGGTGGCCGAGCGCGAGCTCGCCCGCGTGGTCGATCGCGTGCACCTCGACGATGACGGCCGCAACACCTGATGGCCGTCAAGCGCCAGGTCGACCCGCCGCCGCCGAAGGCGATCAGCTCCGGGCCGCAGGGCCAGGCCCCGAAGAAGGGCCGCCTGGCGGCGCCGGAGTGGATCCGCGGCCGCGTGATCCTGTGGGCCGAGAAGGCGAACCTGACCCTCGTCCTGCGCCACTTCGAGCTGCCGCAGGTGCTCAACGAGCGCACCGGCGGCTGGGAGCCGATCGAGCGGCCGTTCGCCGACCCCGTGCTGCATTGGAATGGGTACAAGGTCCGCAAGATCCGCCTCACGCTGCTCGTCGACAAGCTGTTCGAGCAGAAGTCCGTCGAGGAGGACCTCGACGGGCTCCGCGCGCTCACGGTCAAGGACCAGCTCAAGACCCCGCCGTCGCTCATGGCGATCGGCAAGGTGCCGTATCCCGGGGTGCGGTGGGTCGTCGACGACCTCGCGATCGAGGAGCTCGAGACCCTCTCGTTCTCCGGCCAGTGCTGCCGGGCCAAGGCCACCGTCGACCTGATGGCCTACTCGGCACCGAGCGACACCACCGCGGTCAACCCGAAGGCGACCGCACTGACCAAGCGACGCGAGCACCACTGGAAGAAGACCGACACGCTGCACGATCTCGCCGAGCACTACCTCGGCGACGCGGCGCGCTTCAACTCGATCCGGGCCGCCAACCCGACGATCAAGAGCTTCGCCAACCTCCCGGAGGGCAAGCGCATCTGGATCCCGTCGCAGGTCTCGGCGACCTGATGGCCACCAAGACCCGCCGGCTGCTGCCGGTGCTGCCCAAGCTCGACCTCAGCGACATGGGCGCGCTCTCCACGCTCAACGGCGTCGCGACCACGACCAAGCTGCGCCGGGCGCTCGGCGACGTCAGCGTCGAGCTGACCATGGACGGCGCGTCCGTGCTCTCGCTGCCGATCATCGACCCCGACCTGTCGATCCTCCGAGCCCACGAGCTGCTCGGCGACCGCGTCGAACTGGATCTGGGGGAGCGCTTCGTCGGCTTCCGGCGCTGGCGGATGTACCGCCCCAACCGCATCGGCGGCTTCAGCCTCGACGGCACCACCACCGCGCTGAAGTTCTGGGACCTCGGCGCCGCCGCACTCAAGGGCCAGACCGGCGCGCTGCGCAAGTCCCACAGCCTCGGCATCGAGGCCCTGGTCAACCTGCTCGCCCGCGAGGCCAGCGCCGCGACCGGGTTCGACCTCACGGTCGTGGCGCCGCGACCCGGCGAGACGCTGCCGACGACCGACATCGACGGCGGCAGCGTCGGCGACTACGGCTTCTCGCAGGACTCGTCCAAGAACGTCACCCTCGGCGGGCACCCGGCCACCACCGAGCAGCTCAAGAACATCAACATTGAGTTGCAGACGGCCGTCGAGGAGAAGGCGTCTGCGCGGGCAGCGCTCGCGCTCGTCCTCGCCTGCATCGTCGAGCCCGCCGGCTACAAGGGCTCGGGTCCGTTCGACAACCCCGCCGGCGGCGACGCCGACAGCGCAGGCATCCTCCAGGTCCGCGGGGCGACCGTGGCGGCCATGCGGCGACGCGGCATCGACATCGACAACCGCGATCCCGCGGCCTGCGGCCGGGTCTTCCTGAACGTCGGCTTCTGGGGCAAGGGCGGCGCGATCAAGATCGCCCGCGAGAACCCCACGCAGACCGCCGGCTGGATCGCACAGCAGGTCCAAGGTTCCGCCTACCCCAGACGCTACGACGAGCACCACGCCGAGGGCGTGCAGATCATCGAGCAGTGGTCGGGCAAGACGCTGGCGCTCTGGCACACGGTGACCGGAGCGGCCCACGACTCCAAGAAGGCCAAGGCGGCGCGGCCGGCCGAGTGGCGTCGCGGGACCGCGACGAAAGCGGAGTCCTCCTGGGCGATGCTCGACCGCTACTCGCAGCAGCTCGGCCGTCGCCGCTTCACCTGCGGCAACCGGCTCGTCGTCGCTCGCGACCAGGACCTCATCCTCGCCACGCCGCACCAGACGATCACACCGACCGACGCGGCCCTGACCGAGCGCATCGCGATCGACGACAACATGGCCGCGGGCGTGCAGACGATCGACCTCACGGTGCTCCGCGACGCCTGGATCACGCCGCCCGGCGGCGTGGCCGAGGTCGCCGAGGCCGGGGTGGCGAACGGCCCGTGGCTCGTCGAGACCGTGACGGCCACCGCGAGCCAGCCGACGCTCTCGGTCACGCTCACCCAGCCGGTCACCGAGGTCCCGAAGAAGGCCACCAGGAAGCCCGCCAAGAAGACCAAGAGCGCGGAGCTCGACGCCCTCCTCAACGACGGCAAGCGCGGCCACGTCGAGTTCCCGGACGGGGTCAACAAGCCGGGCCAGCCGGTCACCTTCGAGACGACCAGGTACGTCGAGCTCGTCGCCGGGATCTACGGCAAGCCGCTCATCGTCTCCTGCGGCACCAACCACAAGAAGTACGCGTCATCGGGGCTGATCTCCGACCACTCGACGGGCCATGCGGTGGATCTCGGGATGGTCCTGAACCGCGGCACGAACGACGGGCCGGTCGGCGACGCGATCGCCACCGCGGCGCTCATGGCGGCCGGCTGGCCGCAGGCCAAGGCCGTCCGGTCCGCGCAGGCCGGCGGGCTCTTCACGATCGTCCACGCCGGCCTCCGCATCCAGGTGATCTGGAAGGCGCCCGACCATCACGACCACGTCCACGTCGGAGCGCGGCCCGCATGAACCGCCGCCGCCTGACCCAGGCGCTCGAGCCGTTGATGTTCGCCGCGACGATCGCCACCGCGCCGGCGGCCGACGAGAGCGTGATGGTGCTCTGCGAGGCCCTCGACGACGGCGAGTTTCAGCACGGGCCCTGCTACGGCTGGCCGCAGCGCAGCGACGGCCGCGAGCCGCAGCGCGACGACCCGTGCACGTTCTACGAGGACAGCGACGGCGGCCTGTGGGTCGCCAACTGGCGACCGAAGGAGGCGTGACCGATGGCCGATGCCCCCGCACTTCACCTCGCGTGGCCGCCGGCGGCGATCACGCTGCCCGACGGCTCCCAGACGCTGGCAGCCGTTGAGCAGGACTCCGACGCCGAGATCCGCCAGAGCGCCCACCTGATCGCGGGCATCCGCCTCGGCACCCTGCCCGTGGCGCGCGGACTCGGCATCCCCAGCCCACTCGGCCGCCGCGACGCCGAGGAGGCCGCCGCGCTCATCGAGGCCGCCCTCAACGACCAGGAGCAGCGCCCCGTCCACATCGCCGTGACCGTCGTCGAGGCCGACGACCAGCCCCGTTCCATTCGACTGCGGATCACAACCTGATGGCCGACCCGATCACCTCCAGCGGCGACGTCTTCGCCGTCCCTCTCAGCGCGTTGCCCGCGGACATCCGCGACCAGCAGACCGCCGAGATGCGCACCCTGATGCCCGCATGGCGGCCTGTGCCCGGCGCGCCCGACACGAACATGCTGGCCTCCTCGGCGCAGGTCTCCGCCGAGTCCCGCGCCGCGCTCAATGACCGCCTCGCAAACGAGATCCGCGAGCTGCTCGGCTCGATCTTCGGCGTCCCGCGCGGCCTCGGCACCCCGGCGGGCAGCACCATCACGCTCACCGCCATCGACACGGCCGGCCACCAGCTCGACGCCGGCGCGACCGTGTTCCTCGGCGACGCCGAGCTCGAGACCATCGAGGACCTCGACATCGCCGCCGGCACCAGCACCGGCAGCGTGGCGGTGCAGACGATCGAGTTCGGCGCCGACTTCAACGATCTCGCCGGCGACGTCGAGCTCGACTCGCTGGACTGGCTGGCCGAGGGCGGCGTCGCGCTCGACGCGCCACTGTCAGGCGGTACCGACCCGGAGACGATCGAGGCCTACGACCTGCGTCTCCGCGACGAGATGCGCATCCTCTCGCCGACGCCCGTCACCGCCGAGAACGTCGCGATCTACGTGCGGCGCAACCCGGCCGTCGGGTGGGCGTGGGCGATCAAGGGCTACGACGCGGACACCGGCCTCAGCGACCAGGCGCGCACCGTCACCGCCGTCGTCGCCACGGCCGTCGGCGGCACCCTCCTCGACCCGGTCCTGGAGACGATCCGCGCGGACCTCGTCGTGCGTCGCGAGACCAACTGGAACGTCTTCGTCGTCAGCCCGTCCTACGTCACCGTCGCGGTCACCGCGACCGTCGTCATCGACCCCGAGCACGACAAGCCGACCGTGCTCGCCGGCGTTCAGGCCGCCCTTCAGGCCGTCCTCGCGCCCGGTGGCTGGATGCGTCCGCAGGCCGGCGACGGCACGCCCGCGAACTTCCAGCCCGAGCGCACCATCCACAAGAACGCGCTGATCGCCGAGGCAGCCCAGGTCGACGGCGTCTCGTACATCAAGACGCTGCAGATCGGCGACGGCTCCAGCGACCACGTGACGCTCAGCACGCCCCGCGAGCTGCCGCAGGCCGGCACGATCACCGTCACCGAGGCGCCATGACCCTCGTCACCCTCGACGACGGCACCGCCGCCGCCCGCGGCTACGCGCTGCTGCAGCCCCTCGCTCGCCGCGACAAGTCCGACGGCTTCTACACGCTGACGCTGATCTCGGCGCTCGTGCGCGGCGACGAGGAGGTGTGGGCGCTGGCCGAGTACCCCGGCGCCGCCGCCTACCTCGCCCCCGACGTCGCCCCGCCCGAATGGCTTCCGCTGCTGGCCAACGCCACCGGCGCGCGGCCGCTGCCGTCGATGACCGACGCGCAGCGCCGCGCGGAGATCAGCAGCCCCTTCGACCGTCGCCGAGGCACGAACGACGCGATCATCGAGGAGACCAAGCGCCACCTCAGCGGGCCATCGCCCTACGCCTCGCTGATCGAGCGCAGCGACCCCGGCTCGCCCGCCGCCGACGCGCCGGACGACCTGACGATCATCACCCGGACGAGCGAGACGCCGGCCGACACCACCGCGCTCGAGCTTGCCTGGGAGCGCGTCGTGCCCGTCGACCTCACGATCCACCACGTCATCACCGACGAACCGATCATCAATCAGGGCAGCAAGATCATCGACAACGTCACGACGGCGACGATCGACGACGCCACTCTGACCGACATCACCTAGGAGGGCGCGCATGGCCACCTACGACACCACCACCAACTGGCTCCTGCGCATGCTGCGCGGCAGCAACGTCATCTCCGACATCGACGCCGGCTTCGCCGCCCTCGGCGCCGACGTCGATTCCAAGCTCACGCCGTGGTCGGCCGGCCTGTGGGCCGACCGACCCGCGGCGACCAGGGCCGGCCAGCGCTACCTCGTCACCGATCTCGGCTACGAGGTCGTCGCCGACGGCGCGAACTGGCAGCTCGCCGGCAGCGTCGGCATCGGCGAATTCGTCGAGACGCTCCGGACCTCCGACCCGCCCGGCGGCTTCCTGCTCCTAGCCGATGGTCGCTCAATCGCGCGCACCTCGGTGAGCACCACCTACTCGGACATCATCGGCGGGACCTCGACGAACATCACGCTCCCCGACCACCGCGGCCGCGGCACGATCGCACCGTCGAATATGGGCGGCCCGAATCAGACGGGCAACACCCGCGTCCAGGCATCGCTGGGCAACGTCCTCGGCGAGGAACGCCACACGCTCACCGCCGCCGAGTCCGGCGTCAACGGCTCCGGCACGACGGGCAACCCGATCGCGTGGGCCCAGCTGAAGTACCGCCGCTGGTTTCAGAACGCCAGCGTGCAGGTCGATGTGGGTGGCAGCGGCCCGACGGGCAACCTCAACACAGCGACCACCCAATACGACGTGGAGGGTTCCCAGAACCACGGCCACCCGCTCAACGCGCGCCCCGCCGACGCCAGCCATAACACCGTCCATCCGGTGGTCGCCGTCAACCGGCTCATCCGCGTCAAGTAGCCGATGACCAGCTCCCTGGATCCAAGCGACGGGTTCGCCTACCGCCGCCGCGGGCGTGCGATCGCCGCCTACGGCCTGATCTCGTTCCTGATCGGCACCGCCGGCCTCATCGACCGCAGCCTCCTCACCACGTCTAGCGCGGTCGAGGCGCTCGACGGCTGGATCGTCGTCGCATGGCTGCTCTACCAGGCCGTCGGCGGCCTGCTGGCCGCGGCCGGGGTCCTGGGCCTGCGACCGAAGATGGAGCTGGTCGGGCTCTGCGCGCTGCTCGGGTTCGTCGTCATCAACGGCGGCGCGATCCTCATCAACCGCGGCCCGGTCGGTGGCGGCGTCACCGCCGCCTCGATGGCGCTGGTCGCCTACGTCCTGCAGGGCCGCATCAGCGACCTGCTGTTCGCCGCCCGCCGCGAGCGCCGCGTCCTCAACATCCGCGGCCCACACCGCGACCGACGGTCCGGTACGTGATCGGCGCTATCGGGCTGGACCTCAGCAGCCTGGCCGCCATCGGCGTCCTGCTCGGATCGGCCGGCGGCGCCTTCACGGGCGCCCGCATGCTCGGCCCGAACCGCGGCAGGGTCATCCAGCAGAGCGCCGCATCCGAGCGCGAGTCCTGGCGCGCCGCGCTCGACACCGCGCTTGAGCACTACGAGGCCGACAACGTCCGTCTGCGCGAGGCCCTCGACGAGCTCGACGCCAAGTTCGAGCGCTGCGCCGCCGAGCGCGACGAGCTCCGCGCCCGGATGAGCCGCATGCTCGCTCGCTTCGACGAGCTCGGCGTCACGGCGCCCGACTGAACGACCTTCCGCCAGCGCCTTCGCCTGGCGGTCACCACACGTCCCCAGGAGGGACCACATGAACCTGCCCGACCGGGAGCGCCTGCGCGCGCTCATCACGCGCCTCTGGCCGCTCATCGCCGTGCTGCTCGCCGCCGGCGGCATCACGCTCGGCGTGACCATCGGCGTCGATGACAACGGCGACGGCCAGCCCGACCACGTTCGCACGTTCACGGTGCTGACCGTCGCGGCCACGCCGCACGGCGAACTGCCCGGCCACGCCCAGGCGCTCACCGTCGACACCGACAACCAGCTCGAGCCCGACGAGCAGGCCGCGGCCGCAGAGAAGCGGGCGCCGGCGGCGAGCACCCCGGACGTCCACGAGGACATGCGCGACGAAACCCCGCCCGGCGTCTCGGCCGCCCAGCTCGCCGCCGGCCGCAAGGACACCGCCGAGCTCGCGCACGACGAGCTCGTCGCGCCGGCCAAGCCAGCGGGCGCCCAGAACTACAGCTGCAAGACCGCGCCCGTCCGCAACCAGGGGGCCCTGACCGCCCGACGTGTCGGCGTCGCGCTGCACTTCACCGTCAGCGCCCCGGGCTCGGCCGACGCGATCCGGCGCCTGTTCGACACGCCGAGCTTCGGCGCCTCGGCCAACGCCCTGTTCGAGCCGCTGACATCGCGCTGCCTGCTGCTCGTCCCGTTCGCGCGCAAGGCGTGGGCGCAGCTCGCCGCCAACAGCGCCTACTACTCGATCGAGATCGTGACCAACGACCGATCGCGCGCCTCCTGGCTGGCCACCGACATGTTCCGCCGCGGCACCCTGGCGGCGTTCGTCCGCGACCTCGTCAAGCGGATCGGCGCACCGATGAAGTTCGTCGACCCCGTCGGCTGCGCGTTCACCCCGGGCATCACCGACCACGACCACCTGGAGTGCGGCAACTCCCACTGGGACGTCGGCAAGAACTTCCCCTGGGACGTGTTCCTCCGCCAGGTCCGCGCCGGCGTCATCACCGCCCCCGACCGCATCACGTGCCGGAAGCTGAACTGGTGGCGCGCGCACGGCCGGCCGCACGGCAAGGCCGAAGCGAACGCCGTGCGCCGCAAGCGGGCGCTCACCGCGCGCGGCGTCACCTGCACCGCCACGGGGCCGACGAGGCGCTGAGCGCGCGTCCCAACCCAGAACGCCGCACCGAACGCCCTCCTAGGCCTAGCGCCGGGGAGGGCGTTCGTCGTTCTAGGGGACGTCAAGGCCGCGGCGGAACTCCTCCAGCGCCCGCGCGTCGGCCTCGTCGATCGACACCTGCAGCTCCTCCACGATCTTCCGCACGGTCTCCGGGCGGCCGAAGCCGACGACCTCCGTGAAGCGCAGCAGGAACCGCGCCATCGTCGCGCCCAGCTCGTGCGTGGTCTCGCCGGCGTCGGCGCGCGAGCTCTCGCGATCGGCCGAACGGGCGAGGACCACCAGCTCGGCACGCGCCTCGTCCGCGAGACCGGCCTCCGGCGGCACCGAATCCACCAGCTCCTCGAATGAGTCAGCCATCGTCTACTCGCCGTACACAGACTCTGGCTGGTAGAGCACCGCTCGCCGGGAGCCGTTCCTACACGTCGCCCGTACCGCAGGGTTCACGCCGCCGCCAGAGCACGCCCAGCCGGCCGGTAGCCGACGATGGCGAGCGCGGCGCTTGAGCACGACCCTGGCGACCTTGCAGCTCGTGCCGATCGCGTGCATCTCGGCTGGGCCTGCCTTGAGGTGAAGGCTCCCGCAGAACCGGTCCTTCGGTTTGGCCTCGACGCACGCTCCGAGCTTCCGAGCGACGCGGGTGGGCACCGCCTTGATCGGGCATCGTCGCAAGAACGACACGCGCGCCTTGACCTCCCAGATGCCATCAGTGCGCTCACGTAGTAGTACCCGAGGTAGCGCGACCGCGCGGCAGCCGTCGCGACCGGCGAGACCGACGAACTCCGCGACGGCCCAGCGTCGGTCTACCGTCGAGATCCCCGTCTGCAGGCAGTCCTCCGCCTCATGCAGCACGGTGGCGATGTCGCTGGCCTGCTCCGAGGTTGGCGCGTAGTCCTCGGCCGCCATGGCTGGTGAGCCCGCCGCGGCGGCCACAAACGCCACCGCGCAACCAATGCTGAGACCGACCCGTCTAATGAGCACGATGTGTCTCCGTCCGGTTTGCCGTCCGATGGTCGGCCTAGCGTCCTCGACCTCGCTGCCGATGGCCGCCGGGGGCGAGAGTCTCCAATCTGCGAGCGGAGGCGATGGCGCGGCCGGGGGCAGGGGGAACCCCGTGGACGATGGTTCGTGGGTCCAGTTGCCGCTCATGGCGGCCGTCACGGTGATCGCCGGGATCGACCCGGCCACCGAGGACGCAGAGGAACGGGCGGCATGGGCGACGATGGCGCGCGCCGCGGAGGCGGCGCTCATCGACCTCGGCCCTCATCACCAGAAGCGCGCGGTGTTCGTCGAGATGTGGGCGGAGTGTCGGCAAGCCGCTGGGCAGCCTCTCGCGCCCGCGCCGCTACGGATGGCATCGGGGTTTCACGGGTGAAGCGCTCGCGCTCGTACGCTTCGCGATCGAGCTGCTGCCGGTACTCGTCGAGCAGTTCGAAGAGGGCCTCGCGCGCCTGGCCGGGCAGCTCCTCGAGCCGCGAGTCTGCGGCGAGAGCAGAAAGCGTGCGGGTGATCGCGGCGATCTGCTCGAACGGCTCCCAGAGCCCCACGACGTCGTCGACATCCTCCTCAAGGAACCATCGCTCGGGCACCCGAAGGATGCGCACCAGGGCGTCGCGCCGCACGCGCGTAAGAGGCAGGCGGCCACGCTCGACGCGACTGAGCTCTTGGCGGCCGAGGCCGTCCGCGTGGCCGGCTTCGTCCATGTCGCGCTGGCTGAGGTCGCGCAGGATGCGGGCGGCTTCGATGCGGCGCTTCGTGTCCTCTTGGGTCGTCATAGAGAGGGTTCTACGCGCCCGGGACAGCGAACGGGTGTACAAGCGTGCGGAGTCAACGTAAGCTGTGCAGTGGGCTTCTAATCTATGCACACGGGTTGACACCTTTGCGCTAGACGTGTAACGTCGCCGCACGATGTCAGCACGACTTGTAGCGAGACGCATCCACCAGCACCGCGTGCGCCTGGGACTCAGCCCCGAGCAGTACGGCGTCCGTATCGGATGCGCGGGAATGACCGTTCGTCGCGTCGAGGCCGGCTACACGCCGTTCAGGTCCACCCAGGCCAAGTTCGCCAAGGACCTCGGTGTGGCAGTCGACGAGCTGTTCCCGCTCACCCTCGACCGACGGAGTCGGCGTGTGCGCGAGACGACGACGGCCAGCGCATGAGCACCGCGACCACCTCCAACCGCTTCGTCCAGCTGCGGTTCCGGCGCGGCGTCACACAGGGCGAGATCTCGAAGGCAACCGGCCTGTCTCGCGGCACGCTCAGCAACCTCGAGCGCGGCAGCGACCCGAGCGCGCCGACGGCGCTAAAGCTCGCCCAGTTCTACGGCGTCACCGTCGAGCAGATCATCGGCTACGAACCGCTCGACGGGCCCGATTCGCCCATGGACCCGGCCGCCTGATGCTCCTGCCCGTCGCGGTGGTCGTCGTGACGTACTTGTGCCTCCTGGCCGGGATCGGCCTGCTGGCGCTGGGGACGTTCTGGCCGCCGAGAGAGCCTGACCCGGACCTGCCGGGAACGAGCGACGCCGACGGTGTGCAGCCGTCGGCGTCGATGTCCACGTGAGGGGGATGAATCCCAGGATGAACACCGCCAATGTACCCGACCCCCCGGAGGCGATCGGACGTTCGGAGGATGCCGGCGCCACCACGCCGGCGACCGCCCGGCTCTCGGCGCCGGAGGTGATGGGCATCTACGGCCTGGACGTGCTGCGCGAGCACGCGGTCCGGCTGCTGCGCGCGATCGCCGCGCTCCGCGCCGCCGCCAACCCCGCCCGCGCGCTGTCGCGGCTGCGCTCCCACGCCCGGACGCTGCTCGACGCCGTGCGGCAGATCCGGCGCGCCAAGGCGCTCCGGGCGCCGCGCCGCATCCTCGAAGACCTCCTGGACGTGCTCGCGGTGGCCGCCGCGGCGCGCGCGATCGACGACCTGGACCTCGACGACCTCGAGACGGTGGTCGCCGTCGGCGCGGCCCGGGTCCTCGACGACGTCGCCGTCGCGCACGGCCTGCCCGCCGAGGGCGAGTCGGTCTCGGTCGGGCGCTACGCGCCGACCGGCGGCGACTACCGCGTCGACGCGCGCGGCTGCTGGATCTGGCTCCGCAGGGTCACCCGGGGGATGGCGATCGTCGGCGAGCGCCGCGGGCGCGGCGAGAACATGGCCGGGCGCATCTACTGGCAGGTCGCCAACGGGCCGATCCCGAAGGCTCATCAGGTGGTCCGGACGTGCGACAGCCGGCTGTGCGTCAACCCGGGTCACGGGCGCCTGCGCACGCTGGCCGACATGTCGCGAGAGAACACGGGCCGGCTGTCGTTCGAGGACGCGACGGCGATCCGCAACGCCGCGGCGCTGGGCGCCCGGATCCGTGGGCTCGCCGAGCAGTACGCCGTCCGGCACTGGACGATCCGCGACGTCCTCGCCAACCGCACGTGGCAGGACCCCAGCTACGTGCGCGGCCTGCCCCTGGAGGGCGCCTCGCTCACCGCACGCCGGACGTGGAAGTCCGCTGCCGGCGACTACACGGTCGACGCCGCCACCGGCTGCTGGGTCTGGCTGCGCAACCTCTCCGATTCGGGACACCCGCGCCTCCCCGACCCCCGGCGCGCCCACCGCCACGAGTCAGCGGCCCGGGTCTACTTCGAGCGGGCGGTCGGCACGGTGCCGAGCGACCGGTTCGTCAGGCGCACGTGCGGCAACCGGCTGTGCGTCAACGCCCTCCACGGCGAGGTGACCGTGGCGCGCGGCGTCGCTGTCGCCGGCGCGACCAGGGCGACGGAGAGGGGCCTGCTCGTGCGCCAGTCCGCGCTCGCCGCCGCCCAGCCCGTGCTCGACCAGGCGCGCCGCGCGGCGGCCGCGGCGCGCGCGGCGTCGGCCGCGCTGTGGTTCGCCAAGTCGATCGAGGCCCCGCTCGGCACCGGCCCGCGCGCCGGCACGCTCGCCGACGTCGTCAGCGCGGGCGACGGCGACCCGTTCGAGGCCGTGCGCCGCGCCGAGCTCGCCGAGATGCTCGACGGGATCGACGAGGACATGATCGCCTCGCTGCCCGACGACGCGCTGCTCGACCTCCGCCGCCGCCTGCTCGACGCCGACTTCACCCCCTCGACCGCACTGGTGACGGCATGAACGACGACCTCGCAGAGCACGTCGTCGCCCTGGTCGGCGCGCGCCTGCCCCTGCTGGACGACGACGACCTCGACGAGCTGCGCGACGTCATCACCAGGCTGCCCGGCCCGGAGTTCAAGCGGTGCCCGGGGTGCGAGTGGTGCGGGGCCACGACGAGCACCCATTGCGGTGGCTGTGGCCGCCGCCTGAACAACGCCGCGACGGAGGAGCCCAGATGACCGAACGCCTCGAGGCCGCCAACCTGCTGACGGCCGACGAACTGGCCGAGCGCTGGCGCGTGCCGAAGTCCCACGTCTACAGGCTGACTCGCCTGGGCGCGATCCCGGTCGTGCGTCTTGGCCGCTACTACCGCTACCGCCTCGACGCCATCGAGGCGTACGAGCGCGACGGCGGGCAGACCGACGCACCGGCGCCGCGCCGCGCGGCCGCCTAGGTGCCGAGGATGCCGGTGCGCCCCACGGGCTACGTGCGCACGATCGAGCGCCAGGAAGGTCCGGTGCTCTACGCGAAGCTCAAGCTCCCTGACGGGTCGCAGCCGCAGCGGCGCCTGGGACGTCTGTGGACGAAGCGATCCAAGCCGCCGGAGGGGTTTGTGACGGAGCGCCAGGCGCAGGCGCGCCTGGAGGCGATGCTCGCCGGCGAGGACCCGACCGTGAACATCGCGCCGTCGCGCGCGACGTTCCGGATGGCGTGCGACGAGCGGTTGCGGTTCCTGCGCGACGACAAGCAGCGCAAGAAGTCGACGCTCGCCGACTACGAGAACGTCATCGACGCCGACCTGATCCCGTTCTTCGGCGCCGAGACCCGCGTGGAGGAGATCGACACCGCCGCGGTCGAGGCTCTCCGCGACCGGCTGCTGGAGCGCGTCTCGCATCGCACCGCCCAGAAGGTCATGGTGATCCTGCACGGCGTCTTCGCCCGCGCCAAGCGCAAGGGCTGGATCACGCTCAACCCGTGCGAGGACGCCGAGAAGGTCACGCTGGTCGGCTCCGACGAGTTCAACGTCCTGGAGCCCGACGAGGTCATGGCCTTGGCGCGCGCCGCCGCCGACCCGATGATGGGCGACCTCTTCGTCGTGGGGGCGTTCACCGGGCTCCGCTGCCCCGGCGAGCTCATCGCGCTGCGGTGGGAGAACATCGACTTCACCAACCGCATCGTGCGCGTCTCGCGGAACTTCACTCGCGGCGAGGAGACCACGACCAAGGGCAAGCGGACCCGTAGCCTGCCGCTGTCAGACCAGGCGATCACCGCGCTCGACCGCCTCAGCCGCCGCGGCGACTTCACGGGCCCGACCGACATGGTGTTCTGCACCGAGGTCGGCGGCCGGATCTCGGGCGACGTGATCCGTGACGCGTTCTACGCCGCGCTCGCGAAGGCCGGCCTCAACCATCTGCGCTACCTGCGGCCGCCCACCGCCGACGACCCCGACGGCGAGCTGCGCGACGACTCGATCATCCCCTACGACCTGCGGCACACGTTCGGCACGCTCGCCGTGCGCACGTCGCCGCTGTCGGACGTGCAGGCGTGGATGGGCCACCAGGACATCGCGACGACCATGAAGTACGTCCACTACGTGCCGCAGCACGACGCGGCGGCACGCTTGACGGCGGCGTTCTCAGGGCCTCGCCCGAGCCCGCTGTCAGAGCCAGCTCACGAACCGCTCGGTGCACACTCGGTGCACGGCGCGGAGATCGGACATCGCGAGAATGCGTAATTTGCAGGTAGTTCGAAGTGGGCCGACCTGGATTCGAACCAGGATCGCACGGATTATGAGTCCGCTGCTCTACCGGGTTGAGCTACCGGCCCGCGCGCGATCCTAGAGGGCGGCGTGGGGCCCGAGGCCGGCTCATGCGTCCTTCGGC